TTACTATTATTTAAAAAACCAAGATTTAAGTATTTTACAAAATCCGTCAGTTTCAAATTTTGTTGATTTAACAAATGAAAAGGGGTTAAAAGTTATACAAACATATAATGAATTTTTTAATGAAGGTTTTGATATTAATAATTTAAATAGACAATTAACCGTTCAAAACTATACGGTATATCTAAAAGAAGATAATAACTACATACTAATACCAAGTATGGGAAGTTTAAGATTTAATCAATCGGTATTTGAATGTTTAAATAATCAAAATAAATTAAAAATTGAACTTTTTAATAATGAATCGGTTTATAATGGAACCACAAGGTCTTTATGGTCTGCGTCACAGTTTGGGTATTTTGATAATAATTTAATTAAAAAACCAAATTATAATCAATATATAAAAACAATAACAACAGAAACAGGAAAAAAACAAAACGCATTTGATTTAAATGATATTGACACTAACTATTCTTCAATAGAAGAAATATTTTCAATATTTGAACCAAACATATTAGATGAATTTGAAAAATTATTTTTAACTTTTTGTGATAAAAATGCATTTGCAGAAGATTTAATTTTAAATGACGAAAATACAAATGCGACAACTTCAGATCCAGGAACAATAAAAAATGTACAACAAAAAAGTTTATATGGTCAAATTAGAAAATTATTTTTGGTTGATGATAGTTTAAGTATCACTTCAGATGATATAGAAAATACAAAGTTAATTGCGGATCAGCAAATTAAAAATTTTGGATCAACAATTTCAAATTTTTTAAATTTTAACTGTATTTTAAAAATGGGTAATCCATCAAACTTTAATAGGTTTATATTTAATAATTTTACTAAAAATCCTGATTTAATTCCTCAACCACCATTTCAGTTTAATCCTTATGTTAAAGGAACATTACCTGGTGATGGTACACCAACAACACTATTAATAAGTCAATCAACATATCCTGATGAATGGAATACATTAAAAAAATATGTTGGAGAATTTGACCAAAATGGAATTGTATATGCAAGTACAGGATCAGTAATTACTGACTTTTTTATTGATAACGACATTCAATTTAGTGTGTCTTATATAGAAGTGTTATATCCACTAATAAGATTATATGCTAAAGAAAAATTAAAAGACAATACTTTAAATGGTGTTAAATTTTCTCAAAAAATTAATGATTTTATGTTAAATCAAAAAGAATTTAATGTAAGTTATTTAGATGAAACTTTAAGATATTTGAGATCTAACTTAACAAATGTTGATGTTAAAACACAAAAAATAGATTCAGCAACCGCTGGTAATGTTTCAAAATTAGAAACATATAGTATTTTAAAAACATTAAACGACAAATGGATTGCAGGTTCTAATTTTACAGATAGAACATTATTTGAAGATTTTTTATTTTTAGATAAAGCAAATAGGGATATTGGGGATACATTTTTAATTTCGGTTAATGAAATGAATATCATAAAGGACAACCCAAATATGAATTATTTAAGTTTAGTTAGTACTATATTGGAAAAAAATAACTTTTTGTTTTTTGCAATGCCGGCTTATATAAATTTTTATGGTTTACAACAAGCGGCTCAAAATGGACAACCAACACCAAACCAGATTCCAAACTCTTTATTTGGAACATATTTAGAAGTTGATTATTTAGATTCTAGACCAAAATTTGTATGTACTTATGTTGGTAAACCATCTGAGTATGTTGCTAGTGATGCGTCATTTGTAAGATTTAAAGATGATGCCTTTGATTTGAGAAAATATGAAACACCACTTAGAGCTGATTACCCCGAAGGTACTGATTTTTCTAAAGTAAATAAAGTCGTAGCATTTGCTGTTGACTACGGAACCCAAAACCAAAGTATATTTAAAAGTATTTCTGTTGATATGTCAGAAAAGAAAAATACATCAGAAGCAAATAGATTAATATCACAATTAGGGGATTCGGTTGCGGGGGATAAAGTTGCACAACAAACAGTTGGGCTTTATAGTATATATAAATCTAGATCTTACACTTGTTCTGTTGAAAGTATGGGTAATGCGATGATACAACCAACAATGTATTTTAACTTAAGACACGTACCACTATTTTATGGACCATATTGGATATTTGAAGTTAATCACTCAATAACCCAAGGTAAATTTGATACATCTTTTAAAGGTGTTAGAATGCCACTTTACAGTTTACCAAAACCAAACAGTATGCTAGATTCTGTAAATAAAAGTTATTTACAATATTATAAAGAATTAATTTTACAAAGTTCTACTGAAAAAACAACCGTAACACCAATAACTACAAACGCGAGTGACATTGTTGGACAAACACCTGAAGGGTCAATACAAGGAAATAATAATGTATGTTTAACAGGAACATCATACCCTGATTTACCGTTTGTTGATATTAATACAACACATATAACAGATAGTGAAATGAAAAGTATTATAAAAACAAACATATCAAGTCCAATAATGCAACTACTATTTTATGGTCTTGTAAAAACAAAAATTTTAAATACACAAAATGAACAAGTTTGGTCAGCACCAAACAATAATTTTTATAATGTTTCATCAACAAATGTTTATAATAGAACATTAGTTGACACATATTCAACATCACAAGTATGTATAACAACAGCATTAGCAAATCAAAACAAACCAACACCTATGTTTGTTTTTGATTCATTTACCAACGGATTACTATTTTATAATTCAGTTATTAAAGTTTATGAACCAACAATATCTAAATTAACTGGGTATAGTACATTTAATTCTATTATTGAAAAAACTGCAGATGCTTGTTCGGTATTTACATTATTTTATGATCAAGCAAGATACGTTAATAAAAATGGTGGTGTCGGAAACTATTTAGTTCCACCTAAAGAAGAAGTTGATTTTAAAAAACGAATTGATGAAAAATTAAGAGTAACAAATCCATCATCTGTTTTAATTGGTGACTATAATAGATATATTAATATTTATAAATCGGCATATAATGATTTTTTCAGTTGATAATATATTTATATATAAACAAATATTATGGAAATTAAAAAATTATTAGATAATTATTTGAGTAAAGATACTCGTATATCAGAAAAACAAGGTCAACCGGGATTTAAAGAAGTTTGTGATTTAGATACAGGTAGTTGTTATACAATAAGAATGAAAGACGGACTTATTGAAAGAGTAGATAATACTATGATTACAAATAAAACACTTAGAGTTGAAACACCTACGGGGGTTAAAACATTATTGAACGGTTAAAAATATTAAAATGGGATTGGATAAAAAAATTATTGAAGAATTAAGAAGATTTAACGATATTAATCGTTATGTTATTAATGAACAAGAACCACCAGCTGGTGATGTACCACCCCCACCACCGGGTGATGAACCTTTAGGTGGTGATGTGCCACCTCCACCACCAGCGGGAGAAGCTCCAGCAGCACCTGAAGCAGGTGCAACTCCACCGGCAACAGAAGTACCTGAACCTGTAGATGTGGCAAATGACCCTGATGTTGAAGAAGTGGGTAAAGAAGATGAAGGTGGTGATGAAGATACTGAAGAAATAGATATCACAGATCTTGTTAACACACAACAAGAAATGAAAGACAGTCAAGATACTTTTATGGATGACATCTTTACTAGATTAGATGATCTACAATCAAAACTTGAAAATATGGATCAAATTATGAACAAGATTAGTTCATTAGAAACAAAATTTGATAGATATAGACAAAAAACACCTGAAGAAAAACTAATGTTAAGATCTTTAGATTCGTACCCATACAATCAAAAACTAACTGATTTTTTTGAAGATAAACAAGGTGAAATGGAAGAAACAGGAAAAAATGAATATGTTTTAACATCAGATGATGTGGAAAATTTTTCACCAAACGAAGTTAAAAAAACATTTAATATTTTTGACGACGAAGAAGAAGGAAAGTAATAGTAAAGGTGTCAGAAATGACACCTTTTTTATTTGACAAATTATAGTTTTGGGCTTATACTTAATGAAGATAAAAGAGTATAAATTTTAAAAACTTAAATTATGTCAAATTCATTAGATGCAGTACTAGCTCAGTACGAAAAAAATTCACAACCAAGTAGTGGATCACAAAAATCAAACGTTTCACAAGAAGACCGATTGAAGAAATACTTTTCAGCAATTCTTCAAAAAAATGAAAAATCGGCACAAAAAAGAATCAGAATCCTACCAACAAAAGATGGGTCTTCACCATTTGTTGAAGTTTGGTATCACGAAATTCAAGTTAATGGACAATGGGTAAAACTTTACGATCCTGATAAAAATGAAAACGAAAGATCGCCACTTACTGAAGTTTACAATGAACTTATTCAAACAGGTAAAAAAGAAGATAAAGAACTTGCTTCACAATACCGATCAAGATTGTTTTACATCGTAAAAGTGATCGATAGAGATAACGAACAAGATGGTGTTAAATTTTGGAGATTTAAACACAATTATAAACAAGAAGGTGTCCTTGACAAAATTCTTCCTATTTGGAAAGCGAAAGGTAATGTCACAGATTCTGAAAATGGTAGAGACCTTATTATTGAACTAACAAAGGCAAAAACACCACAAGGTAAAGAGTATACTGTTATTCAAACAATTATGTATGATGACCCTTCACCACTTCATTCCGATAAAGGAATTAAAGAAGGTTGGTTAGAAGATGAACTTACTTGGAAAGATGTTTATTCTAAAAAACCTGTTGAGTACTTGGAGGCGGTTGCTGTAGGTGAAACACCGATTTGGAACTCCGATCTTAAAAAGTATGTTTATGGTGAAGAAGCCGAAATCCAACTTGGAGGATCTGTAAAAGAAGAAACACCTGTTTCGGATCCACAAGCAGACGAAGAACCATCTGAAGAATTACCATTTTAATATATACCACTATGAGTAAAATTAGTGAAAAAATGTATGAAGCTCTGACCTTGAAATATAGGTCAGAGATGGCTGAAGCCGAAGCGACACTTCTTATTTATTTTAATAATTCTGTTGGTATTGGTGAACACCCACAACATTTGGAAGAAATGGATAAGATGGTTGAAAAAATGACAAATGCTAAAGATAAACTTGAAACACTTGAAGTTATTTACAAATATAACTTAAAAAAAGAAGGTAGTTTTGTAGTGACTGAAGATATGTTAAAAATAATTAACGAACAAAAAGAAAAAGATGGCAATTAAGAAAAAAGAGTTTAATTTTGACGACATCAAAAAAAAGTTCTCAACAAAAACAAAATATAAACCTGAAAGTTTTTATAATTGTGGGGAAGCGTTTATGGAGGCTTGTGGATTGCCAGGACCAGTAATGGGAGGTATTAATATGTTTTTAGGTCACTCAAACACATCAAAAACAACAGCAATGATATTGGCCGCGGCCGATGCACAAAGAAGAGGACACCTTCCGGTATTTATTATTACCGAAAAAAAATGGTCTTGGGAACATGCCGTTGAATTGGGGCTTGAAGCAACAAAAAATGAAGATGGTGAATGGGAAGGTCAATTTATATTTAACGATTCTTTTGATGTTATTGAACAAGCCACCGACTTTATAAATGATATCTTGGATGCACAAGAAAAGGGAGATATCCCTTTCAATCTTGTTTTTTTATGGGATAGTATTGGATCAGTACCTTGTCAGATGACATTTGATGGAAAAGGTGGGGGTATGCACAATGCTAAGGTATTAGCTGATAAAATAGGTATGGGGATCCACTCAAGAATTTCTAAATCAAAAAAAGAAGATTACCCCTATTACAATACTTTAGTTATTTTAAATCAACCTTGGGTTTTATTGCCGGATAATCCATTTGGTCAACCTGAAATACAGGCGAAGGGCGGGACAGCTATTTGGTTGGCTAGTAGTTTAATATTTTTGTTTGGTAATCAAAAAAAATCAGGTATAAGTCATATTGACGCCACAAAAAATGGAAGGAAAATATCTTTTGCAATTAGAACAAAAATCTCAATTTTAAAAAATCATGTTAACGGGCTTGGATATAAAGATTCTAAAATAATTGCAGTACACAATGGGTATATACCGGACACTAAAGAATCGTTAGATAAATATAAAAAGGAGTATTCTGAATATTGGTCTGAAAAAATGGACGGTAACGATTTTTCTTTAACAGAATCCCAAAGTGTCGAATTAGATGATGAACTAAATTTAAAAAAAATTGTTTAGAATAACAATTTTTTAATATATACTGATATTTATTAATAAATGGGAAGAACTAAAGTTGAATCCGACAAAAAAAAGAAAAGTGTTTCAGTTGCAATGGAACCGGAAATACTTGATTTTATAAGAGATAGGCACATAAATTTATCTTCCTTAGTTAATAAACTTTTGAAAGAATATAT